GGCTGGGGCTAATAACAAAAAACAATACACTGTGATGTCAAAACAACTTATTAAAATAATAAAAGAAACTGTATGAACACAATAAACAAAGAAAAATTGGAAGAAGTACAAAGGAATAACGATATTAGTTTTGGTCCATATGAAGAATCCAAGATGACCGCAGGACAACTCCTCTCCTGCCTAGAAGTAGCAGATGAAGAAGCAGAATGCAAGCATGATGAAAACCCCGATAAATACACGCCTGAGTTATTCAAAGGCACCATGGAAGCCCTAGACAAGCTCACATCAATTAGTTACACCGTATGCACCTGTGAAACGCGTAAGGGAGGATGTCCAGTACACGTTAAGCCCGCGTATCACTGCAAAGACAACTGCCCGCAACACATGCTACCACTCATAGAGGAACGGGATAGATATAAGCTAGCTCTCCAAGAAATGGCAGACATGAATGTTAGTCAGTACGCTCTGTCATATATGAGAGGGGTTGCTAGGAAAGCGGTGGGCGAACTATGAACGAAACATTGAAATTAACGCTCACAAACCCAGATGTATCTCTTATGCGATTTCTGTCTGAGCTATCAGCTTTTTGTTACGCTAACGACCTTGAACTCAAGGGAATAAGACCACTCACAGAGCGTAGGAGAGAGCAAATAAACAAATTGCAAATAAGAAGAGTACCAAAAGATTGGGGGCAGGATTTGGACTTCATAGCGACTTCATCTTCCTATATAAAATTATATAAACTAAACCATAAAACTAAGCCTAACGACTAAACAACCATAAATATGCACACTATGAACTACGAAAACACAAAAAAAGATTAGAAAAAGAAATGACAGTTCTTCTCCCTGATTATGATTGGAATTTAATTTCCAAGGAAATCGACCGTGCAGTAGCAGAAGATAGAGCGAGGATGCATGGGGTGGTGAATTTGTATAGAGCCACTAACTAACCATACCCTATGAGAACACTCGACTTTGAATCCGAAAAAGACTTATTAAGAATCAAACTCATCCAAGATATAATAAAAGAAACATCTATGAGTAAGAGGCTGGAGCTTGTAGAGGAGTTTGAAGAAGATATTTACAAACTAACTAAAAATCTATGAGCCATGCAGAAATAAAAGCAAAAGAGCAAATCGTTGCAGGAGGAATCACTATTAGAGAGGGTAGCGTCTGGAAGATTATGTATATAGACGACGACTCTAAGCAGGTGTGTTTAACGTCAGATGCAATTGATTCCTATAAAGCAATACGTGTCTCTATAGAAGTGTTTAATTTATTTTTTGATAAAGATATATCTGAATGAACTCTCTCTATCTATCAACTTGGATGCTTATTGCGGTAGGTATATTTATAACTATAAATTCCATGAAAAGGAGACGCTAATACATAGTTATCCACAGTGTAGGCTTATTCCGTGGTATAATAACTGTATGAATATCTGCTGGGAATGCTCAACCAAGCTTGAAGAAGCACAACATCAAGAGTGGTGTTCTCAGAGTAAGAGAAGCACGTGGCCGCCATTTATAGAAGAACTTTTTAAGAAATTTATAGATGAAGAAAAAGGTTAAAAGCAGGGAGTATTGGAGGAAAAAAGCATCTACGCTTGCTAAAAAGATTGCCCGTATGAAGGTGGGGTATCAGTGTGCCTACTGTGGAAAAGGAGAACCGTTCAATCAGACGCATGGCTCACATATATATTCTGAAGGTGTCTATAAAAACATGTCTGCGGATGTGGACAATATAATGTGCTTATGTGCCTCTCATCATTCTGTAGTGCCTGGAAGAGGAGTCTCAAGCTGGAACTGGCACGCACATCCAGGAGAATCGTGGGAATGGTTTATGGAAAATTATCCAGAACTACATCAAACACTGAAAAAAAGGACTCAAGATACTATGATGATTGTAGATTTTGAAAAGAAATACAAAGAACTTAAAGACATCTTTGCTTCCCTATGAACAAGTACTCTAACGAAGCCCGAGAGCAAATCAACTTCATCCGAAGCTTGAATGTAACGTGCAGGAATTGTCTATCACGGCTAAATAAGTCTTCCAAGTTCTTGTGGAAAGGAAAACACGTCACATATCATTCTTGCCCTGGGTGTGGGTATCTTGTCGAACACGGATTCGATAAAAGCATAAAGAAAAAACCCGCAGCTTCCTTGCTACGGGCTAGATCACCTCTTTTCTAAAATTGTGACTGCATTGCTTGAGCCGTGCATACACCCGCACTCTCTGCTAGTCGTTTGTTCATGCAGTCAAAGCACTCAATCATCTCCAACGAGAAAACACCATAGTTGCGTCCTACCTCCTCGATAGTAGTCTCTCCTGTGGTCAGGGTACGCCATTCGTCTTGCTTGTTGCCTCGAATAGAGATACGTCCACATTCACACATCCTAATGTGTATGTTCATCGGTAACTCCTTAAAGTGGGAAAGAACTGTTGTTAGTATAACATGATAGTTATCCACAAACGCTTGATACTGGCTAAATAGAACTATCAAAAACATGCTTGCCTAGTTCAGGATATACACAATTTCTTAACACTTGTCGTTTGTTTTTTAGTTTAATATCCATTCCATTTAGCCCGTGAAGGTCAATCAATTCCGGTATTTGAGCTTCCCTTATAATTGCTTTCCTTTGAGCGTCCTTTGAAGCACTGCGATTCATGGTACCTATTTGAACGTAGTCAATCTTCTTATCTGGTATAGCAAAATTAGCCCAGAAATAGTGTCTGCCTATTATTTGCGGCTCGAATATAGGCTTGTAGTAGCTTTTCACATTCTCTATAACATATTTTCCTTTGAAAAAGTGTTTGAGGAATATAATCTCTTGCCATAATTTCATATCAGGATAACGAAATATACCTTGCCCCTTAAGGAAAAAGCTTGTTACCGAGTGGCTAGGGCATGGCGGGCTGCTCCAAATAAAGTCATACTCTTGAAAGTGTTCTATCAAGTATTCATGTGCGTCTGCAACTATTACGGTATCGTTTGGAAATAGTTTTTTATACACATCTGCAATATCCTGTACGTTTTCCACAGCTGTTACTTCGTGTTCTTCCCCCCATAGCTTCCTGTTTCCCCCTATACCAGCATACAAATTCAATATCTTCATCCCTCAATTATACCATAATAGTTATCCACATAGACGCAAAACGAGCCACCCTCCTTCGAAAGTGGCTCATTTTGACTCGTCGTATTATATCCTTGCGGATACGTTTTAAGTATACCTTAAAAAGGTAGAATACCGTTTACTTCTTTGAGTGCTTTACTTTTGGAGTTATGCATGTAGCTATCCACGTACGTTAGCGCCGCGGTTATTAGTACAATAACAGCCAGTACAACCTCTTCTGGGGTGCCAGGGAGTAACTTGTCTACTCCGTAACTGAGGATAGTAGAGATAGCCCCGAATACTACTAATCGGCTGGTGTCCTTGATAGCTTCTTCATTTGGGTTTTTCATAAAATCACTTTTAATTATTAACTAAAATTACTCCCATTCCTGCAACTATAACTGCTGTTAATACAATCCACACCACACGGGATATATTAGTTTCAATGCTTTTTACGGATTCTTTGAACGGCTCGAATTGGTCTTTGTTGATATATTTCTTATCCATATTCTTGAGACTTTCGTCTATAGCTATTATCGATTTGCAAATAAGCGGAATGCGCGAAACGTCAATGTATCTAGTCGGATTCTCCCCGAGGGCATCGCCGACTATTTCTATGAGTTGCTCTCTCATATGCTTTTTATTCACTTCCCCCGCGTACTGCATATGCCTATCAATCCTTGAGAATAAATCGCTTTCATCAAATTTTGCATCATTAGCAACTTTCAAAATTTGCTCTGCATTTTTTTTTGCAATATTGATAAGCCCCTCAGCGGCAACTGTTGCTGTTTGGATTATTTCAGCGGCTTCTGCTTTTGCTAACTCTTCTTCAGTAGGCATATCTATCGTGCTAAGACTTTGTTTTTTCCCTTTGCCATCTTAAATCTCCCGTAAGGCTATATACGCCATTCGGGTACACTACTCCGTACCAGAAATTCATCTTGGTTTCTAGTTCCTCTGGCTTGATGGTGCCTTTCGCAAGGCGGTTAATGAAATACTTAATCTCCCCAGGTGCCCCGTCACGCTTCCAGACACGCTTGAATGTCTTAGGAACATTCATAGAGCCTGTGGGTTCGTCCCACGCGTATGTTTCTGGGTCGAGACGTCGTCCAAATTTATCAAATATCTGTACATGTAAATGAGCAAAGTCCGTAACCGTACCTGTGTTGCCTGTAATTGCGATTTTCTCTCCTGGTACCACAGAGCCAGATTTTCTAATATACGAACTCAAGTGAGAGAACTCAATTCTATCTCCGTTAGGACGCTTGATACCTACCCACTTCCCCCCTTGCCCTAAACCTAGTTTATACCAGTACGGCTCATAAAGTCCCCCTGTATGAGAAGCATAGAGTGGTACATAGTATGCTGAATAATCGCCCCCACATCCAAGCCCAGCTCGTATGTGTGCCTGGCATCCTCTTATTAGGGTTCTTACTTTCAGTGGGAACATATCGTAGTTATCTTAAGGCTAGCTTTTACACCAGCTAAGTGGCCAACCGTCCGTAAAAGTATTCTTAAAGCATTCGCATGCTCTCCTTTTTGCCCTATAAGGATACCGGCATCTCTTACATTTGTGGTTGATACAGTAAAAAGTATACCCATCTCATCTGTTTTTTCTTCGATAGTTATTAGAGAAGGTTCAAATACCATGCCTTCGAGGATGTGTTTCAGCCAAGATTTTAAGTCCATAGTTGCAGTGTATAGCTAAATATGTTATGTGTACACATATGAATACTGTTGCAGACGTGGCCATTGGGATATGTATAATACTGGCTGCCATATTTGTGCCAATCATATTAGTAGTACTGGTAGTATCATCTGGATATTTGGGATGGGGAATTCTTCTTTCTTTGATATTTTTCTATGCTGTAGCTACTCCAAGTTTTGAGAAATAGAATTACTTTTTCTTTTTATACTTAAATCCATACTTCTTAAATATAACGTCAGTCGCCTTAGCATCTAGCTCGTTGATTATTTTCATCTTTTCATCATCGGTAGAATTCTTGTATTTCTGTTTACTAGTTACGTCTTCTAGGTCCTTTTTCAGTTTTTGACCATATTCTGCAGTAGCTTTACTGTACTTCTCTTGCCCTACTTTTTCCTTGAATTGAGCTAACTTTTTACTCGAGCTTTTGTTCCAATCTGTAAAGTTAATAGATTTGTCAGTAGCATTAGATACCGCACGTACTTCTCTTATAACAGCTGTTTCTTTGTCAGTTTTCAAACGAGATCCAAATAGAATATCAGACCATGCGGGTTCTCCTTTCATATCTTCTCCTAGTACGTTTTTCTTTATAGGAAGTGTTTGGCGTAATCCTGGTACTTTTGCCTTAATTCCTTCTAGCCCCTTACCACCTTTACGGTCATATGTATCTGTAGCTTTGGCAACGTCAGATAAAAAGCTAGGGACTAATCTGCTGTATACCTCTTTTGTAATATAGTCTTGTGCTTCTCCTGTCATTTCTTCCAATGACTGATTCTTTTTGGACGATTGACTTTTCACAAAATCGTATATATCTGAAATACCAGGAAGGTTCTTGACTGCCGCAACAGTACCAACTCCATATTGAAACGCCATTTCTCCAAATCCTTTTTTCCCGTATTTCCGAGCATACATAATCGCAGTAACGGGTACAGAAATTGGTCCAAGCCAGTCTGCTGATACCCACTTACCGTTTATACGGAAAGAGTTAGTATTTGAGTTTCTTAACTGTTCTATTTGTGCCCTTGCAGGATCCCATGCACCAACAAAATCATCATCATCTAACATCCCGGCTACCATCGCAGCCCCTGTTATGCCTAGCCCACTCCGAACTAAATCCCTAGTTATACTTTGCATAACTCCTGGGCTTTTTAATTCCCCCGACTTTACTGCTTTGTATGTCTTAAATAAAGCTTTTGGAATACCCCCCCCTGCATAATCCATTCCTGTGGCTATTACGTTTGCTGGAGTTTTAACGAATGGAAACAAATAGTCACCAACCCGGGCATCCCCACTCACGTCATTGAATATCTTTCTAATGCCCTCTGAAACACGCGATGCCCATGTGACGTTAGTCCAAGTAGCTACCTGAGCATCTAACACCCCCTGTGCCTTTAATGACTCCCCTTCGGGGGTTTGTGGCTCCAGCTTCATTGCATCACGCATGAGTTCAGTGGCTTTTACCCTGTCGCCTTTTGCAATTTTCATTGCATTTAAGTTCACGCTGTCTGCGAAGTGAACGGACGCAAAAGCAACGTCTGGTGCCCCCATTAGCTGTTTGAATACTACGTCCTCAACTACTCTGCCCATTTTCCTTACTGCTCCTGGTCCTTGAGCGTGAACAGTATCAGACCCTAATACTCGCGTACCCCCTGCTCCATTGTCTCGAATATTTGTCATACGCGAAATGTCATATCCTGTTTTTTGGTATATCTTATTTGCCATTTTCACATAATCCAAAGCTAAACCGTTATTAGCTCCGCGAATTTGTACAGATGATATACGCCTAGATAGTGCTTCTGTAATCCCTACCTCGGTATTTGATAGAATGTTAAGAATTGGAGACTTTACGGAGGCAAGCATCATCCCACGCCCTATAGTACCAGTTACTACCTTGATCCTATTTGCAGGGGCTTTGCTTTGTAGATAATCATCCATTTCTTTCTTGGATGAGAAGAACTCCATGTTTTCTTCTAGCTTATCGGGGTTCCCTAGGTCATCCCCTAGTTTTTTCTGAGCTTTATCAATCCTCAATGCCTTTGTTCTTATTGCTTCAACCTCCCCTGTAGAAACACTCACGCCTGTTTTTTCTGCAACGAAATCTTCTATTATAGACTTCAGTGCTGCTTTTTCCGTTGGTAACATACTAGATATTTCTGAAACACTAACCTCACCCTTCAAAGCTCTGTCTTTGAGAAGTTCATAATCTTTTTTTGGAATGCAAGTACTCATACGCAAATGTGGTTATTTAGCAAGTCTAACGCAGTTTTCAAATCTAGTTTCTTACTCTTTATTTTAGCTTCAATCTTTTTAGCCTCTCTGTCGAGTATATCAGTTGCTTTCTGTTTTGTAGTTTTCTTTGTAATTTTCTCTGTAATGTCGCTTAGGTAACTATCTCCAAGTTTATCAAGCCTAGTTGAGATGAGTTCTTTTACATATCGAGCTACGCTGTTATCGGTAACTGATCCTTTTTCTGCTACTATTTCTTGCCCTCTGCGTGTTTGTTCTAGGCTACGGTTTATAGTAAGTTTTCTGTATAGTTCAGTATTCCCTTCTGATAGTGCCTTTTCTCCAAGTGCAATACTTACAGCAGTAGCTGTTTGCCCCTTAGGGGCTTCTTCCATACCCGTAGCAACGCGGTATGCTTTCTGCTTATCTTTTGAAATAAGTGCAACAGCCTTAATTGCGTCTGCCTTCATGTTATTTTTTGTGTAGGTTAAGTCTTCCGTGAGTATTTCGGGATGTTCTTGCTGTAAACGCTCGTATACTCTGCTTTGTAACTTTAATATATCGGGGGTAGCTTCCACGTTCTGAGCTCTGAACTCTGCTCGGAGTTGGTCGGTGGTTGAAAATCCTTTTTTGTTAGCTATGTTAGCAAAAATAGTTTTTTCTCCGCTTATAACTTGCTGTGCAACCCTATGATTTCCTCCGACTAAATTATATGTTCCATCTGAGTTTTCAATAACCTCAATAGGCATAGAAACCTTACCTTTTCTAGTTAGCATTCCATTATCTGGTAAGAAACCGTCTGCTTCTTCAAAAGACAACTTCCCTGTTCTTGCCGCTTCGTCTAATTCTGGATAATCAGTTCCTTTTATTTTACTCACTGAGATAGTCTCAAGTTTTCCCTGATTAGATATACCACTCTCATTTTGTATTTTCTTCACATACTCATCCTCTGTCATTCCTTTAGCGATAGCGTCTTTGGCACTTAAGGGCTGAGCTTCTGTTGTGGTTTCTGGGGTATCTGCTACTTCTGGGATTGATTGTAATGCTTGCTCTACCACTTTTCGAGTTTCTTCTATCACTGGGGCGATATCAGCAGCTTCTGGGTCAAAAGGTAGTTCTGTTTTTTCTTCTTCCAACACCATCCCATTAGGCCCTTGTGTTTTTTGTGTCACTCCTACAACCCCACTGAATGCAATAGTCGCAAGTACCGTTTGTACGGATGTTTCAGGGATTGATTTTAACGCATCCTTAAAGCTCTTATTTTCTCCAAAGCTCTTCCCTATTGCTACGTCTGCAAAGTTTTGGATGTTTTCTGTTAATACTTCCGTTGGGATAGATTCACCCATTTTACCTATAATCCTTTTGACAAGAGTTGGAGCCATGCTTGGTTTTAGAATTTTACCAAGACCAATTCGCTCCAATGCCCCGATCACAACAGTCGTTAATGATGCTCTTAGGTCAGCTTCTTCATCTGTTTTTCCTGCTTGCTTTGATTGATCCCATGCCTCACCGAATATTAAAGGTGCCATGGCCACTGCCCCTACAGTCGATCCTATGGCCGCTGGAACTGCAAGAATAGACGAAGCAACACCAGCCCCTATAATAGGAACCATAGTAGTCAATGTCTGCCCTAGCCCTCTGGTTAAGTAATTTAGATTAGCTAGTTTCTTTGTTTTTGGGTCATTCATTGCGTATTCTTCTTGTAGAATAGTCAGTGATTCTCGGTCTTTTTTAGCATACATGTCTAAGCGGTTTACAACATTCTGAGAAATACCCAAATCTTTTGCTGCCCTAGAAAGAGTTCTTGCACCAGTTGTGAATAATTGTAATGCACCTAATTGTGCTCCTTTGATAAATTCAGGGGCTGCTTCTTTAACAACTCCTGGTAGTTCCTTAATAGTAGGAACAACCATTTTAAGTTCATCCCCTATCTTTTTAGAAAGCGGTCTATTATTTCGTTGTTCTTGTTGTTGTTTTACTTGAGCTTCTTCTTGTCGTTGCTTTTCTATGCGTATACGGTCTTCTTCTTGTCGTTTCCTAAACTCTGCTTGGTCATTGAAAATACTTCCAAATTGATTTTTGGATAAATCTGTATTAGCGGTTGCACTAAATATGCCGTCAAACTGTCCCATATTTATTCCCCTGGAATACCATAGTCGCCAACATGTCCTGGATTAGCATAGTATTGAAAATTATTGTTGAACACTTTTGCGTCATACCCGGCACCAACCCATGCTTGCCTTGATCTTCTGAAGTCTTCCGGAGAAATATATCCATCTTCTCCTCTTCGGCTATTTAATTGTGATGCCATATCAGCCGTAGCAGACCTTGCTATTTCCCCCTCAGTAGGTTTCCTCCCCGATCCGCCCGAACCAGTTACTTTTTCCTTACCAGCCATAACTATCTCTTTTGTGGTAAAATTTCCTGTTGTAGGGTTAGTAGTGTATACTGGCTGTCTTCTAACTCCGCCTGCGTCTGTGTAAGCTGTGCCGAAAGAAACAATCGGATCTTTTATTGTTTGACCAACAAACTTCGAAAACCCAGAAGGTAACCCAACAGCTTGCTCCATCATAGATATTTGTGACTTTTGATCAGCATCCATGGTATCCCACTTCATGTTTCCGCTTTGCAATAGGCTTGTAACTACTGCAAGATTAGCCCGTTGATTGTCTTGGAGTTTTTGTTGCATATTAAACTCATCTTGTTCCTCTTGTCGGGTCATGTTGTACATCGCGGTCGCGGCGTTAAATCTATTCGTATAGTCCTGTTGAGCCGTTTGGCTGTCGAACTTAAACGCTTCAGTCATCATACCAAGCATTGCGGTTTTACTTTGTACTATATCGCTGTACGCTTGTACTTCGTTTAAGAGCTCTGACCTTGTTCTGCTGTATGAAATATCAATAGCCCCTTGTCTTCTTCTCACTTGGGTCATTGATACACCTCTTAGTTCTTCTCCTTTAAGAGATGCAATATAGTCGCTATCTAATTTGCGTAGTGCAGCTTTTGCTGTATTCAAATCATTCGAAGCCTCTTGAAATTGGGAAGATGTAAGCTGTGAAGTTGTGAAGCTTTGTAATGATTCTGTTTTTGGAGCCTGTAAAGATTCTCTTTCGGCTTTCATGACGCTCTTTTCGCTTGATTTCACCGTTATGCCTGCTTCTTTGTAATTTGCTACAAGCTTTTGCTGGCTAGTGTTTGCGTTTTCCTTAATAGCTTGAACGGGGTCTTGGCTTGATGATTTTACGGTACCGTTTTGTTTCGCAAACTGCATAGCTCCTACGAGTGCAGAACCTGCTTTATCAGTCCTTCCCACCCAATACTTTAACTCATCCGCACTTGGCTCTCTTCCAAATACAGATTGGAACTTATCCACTACGTCAATTTTCGTTCCTGCCACGCCTGCAATAGTCAAAGGCTTTGCCAGCTTACTTAATGCAACAGGTCTTTGGAGTATTTCTTTTGTCTTAGGGTCTACATACCATGCGTTGCCTTCGTTCGCAGCCTTACCACGATACGTTGTGCCGACGAATTGAAGCTCAGAGGTAGGTGTAAGCCCTGCTTTCTTTATAGCCTCATCTGCTTCTTGTGCTGTGCCTCCTCGTGCGAGTATCTGAGCTACGTTCTCGCCTTTGTTCATTCCTAGCTCCTCGGGCGTTCTTCCAAATTTGTTGATGTCAGTTGATTCTCCTGGTTGTGCTCCATGCTTGCGACGTTCCACGGTTCCGTCAGTGTATTTTATGAGAACTTCACCCTCCCCTGCATATTCGTCTACTTTTGTAGTGGGATTGAATACTGTTTGCCCTGTTTCGGCGATAGTCTTTCCTTCTATAGGTGCATAGCTCAATGATTCTTCCTTAAATCCTGGTGTAGCTCCTTGAGCGTTTGTGCCTTGAGTGAATAAGGAAGAAGCTGGGGCACCACTCCCCACTTGGGGACCATCTACTGTTTTTACGCCACCACCTGCAAATAGTTGAAAACTCTTACCGTATGGAGCGTGTACCTGTACGCCTCTTTTTGCATCCCAGTATGACGCGGCGGAAGTTCCTGTACCCGTAGTTGGTAATGCACTACGTTCTGAGAAGCTTTGAGCCTCTATCCCGCCTGCTTTTCCATCATCGCTCGTAACTTGACCGGCAGCTTTTTGGCGGAGAGCATCAACATTACCTGTTTCTGGGTTGAACGAGCCTTCTCTAAAATTCGCAAATTGCTTATCACGTGAAACGGATTGCACTCGTTCAATTCCGTTAGCGTCTTTACCAAACAAGATATTAAGGAAATTCCCCTCTGATGCTTTGTGAGTGATACCTGTTTCTGGGTTTCTCCAATCAGTTGCTACTTGAGTGTTCCAAAGTCCTTTTTGAGTAATTTGATTATTATCGTACAAGCTACCAGACTTAAATTGCTCATCATTAGGGTCTGTAGGAGCATATGGTATTTCTAATCCTGTTATTGGGTCAATGGGCATAGTTATAGTATACTCTATGTTATATGATTAACGGAAACAGTACCTGTTCCTGCATCGCTTAATGTACCAGAAGTATTAGCTGTACTTCCTAAATCATCAAACGCTAATAAGTTTTTATCACAGTTTGCGTTGTTGATTCTAACGCCCCATCCGCCGTTTGTAATCATTACTGATGATACAATACTGTTTCTATTAGAATCAGTGTCTATGAAAACCCCATCACTCCCGTTACTGTATACCTGAGAATTTAATATATTATTGAATTCTGAAGCAGCTATTCTTATTCCGTATCTTGTGTTGATAATGGCTATTGTATCACGCGTACTACAACCTACAGAGGCACTTAATGAGATACCATCTCGAAGATTAAGTTGTGAAAGGAAGTTATGAGCTCTTACATATGTACTTGATTTTATATACATTCCATCAAGTGTATTCAATGCTCCAGCACAAGCCCCTGTAAAATTAATAAGCGTACAATCAATTAGATAGAATCCATACCCTCCATTACTATTTGCATTGCATGTTTCAAGCACAGCCCCTCCGAGACCAGTGATATTAAAACCATCTCCACCATTATTGTTTGAATCAACTGCAAAGAAAAACACATTTGATGTCCCTGTTTGAAATATTAAACCGTGTGTGGAGCTATTCTGTACTGTAATCCTTTCCATATGGAAATTGCTTACTATCCCTGCGTTATTTGGAATAATTATACTATATGCCTGATTAGCAAAATCAATAATTGTAGTAGACCCGTTTTCTCCTGCAAGCTTACAGTTTGGCTTTAGTGTAATATTGCTTTTTGGGTAATACGTCCCTGCAAGTAAAGAGATAACCCCACCGCCCACAGCAAACATGGAATCAATCGCAAGCTGAATATCTTCCCCAGGGTTCACTACAATTCCTTTGAAAGCAGCCGCCCTATTACTACGTTCCATTTTTCTTGAACGACGTGCATGCTGTATCGGATCTGGAGTACGCTCTGGCAGTGGTATTTCTTGAATAAATGGCATATTATATCAGTTATATTATCTCATGCTTACGGCTAATGATTCAAGCGTTGGTGCGTTATTACTAGATACATCAAAGCCTACTTTTAGTTGTAGCGAAGCCACACTTGGTACAGATAATTCCGCTTTGATTGCTTGTAGAATTGTGTCGTCATAGTCAGTCATAGCTACATATCCTGCGTTGTTTACGTTATATGAAATGGTAAAACCACATCCCGATGGCATTGAGTCATAAAGAGCTATTACGCTTCCTAGTGTTTTCAGTGTATCTCTATTTTTTTGAAAAAGCTTCATAGTTTCGAAATACGCCCCTGTGTATTTAGCGGTGTAGTCTATTTTGTCAATTCCATATACAGAGCCATGTTTCCATGAAACATATATGTCAAAGTCCATAACTAGAATAGCCCCAATTTCCAGTCCAGTGGTTACTCCTTGAGAGATAGGGAATGATAGGTCGAGTTTCTTTGCGTAATCCTTTGAGTATGAGCCAAATGAATACACTCCTTGCTTTGCGGGGTTTCCGGATCCGTTTGAAAACCCAAATACCGGTTGCCCCATAAAGTTTCCTACTGCGTTCGGGTGAACATACCCATATGCTGTACTCGAGTATTCCCCTGGTACTCTCTTTGATTGTAAAAGCTGTTCTCCGTTGTAGTAGTAGATATTCCCTGCTCTTCCTGCGTTTACAAACAATGTATTGTCTTCTCGAATGAAGGCGTTTATTCCAACTTCTTCTATGGTATCCGATGTGTTCCACGAAGGAGATACAGTATCCCAACGAATAATCTGCGTCTTGTTCACTGTGTCCGCAACGTACGTTCCAAGGAGAATGTCAAATTCATAATTTATCATGCACTTAATTCTGTATGGAGTGTTAATGTTTAGTACATTTCCATTAAAAACACCAAGCTCATCTACTAGTGCGACTAAATTACCGTCTCCAATGAATAGTGAAAGGTCTTGTATCGCCATTGGGTGAAAGTCTGCGTCTGTTTTTGTAAAGGTAGCCCAGTTGTATTCGGCGTTTATCCATTGTCCGTCTGCGTTGGCGATTGTTATTCTATGCAATCGGCTTTGTGTCGCCCAATAAATGTACCCGTTGTATTCTATAGCCCCTGAACATCCCGCGGTACCTGCCCCTGGAGATGTAGTGTATGCAAGTGTCACCGTAGAGCCTAAAACAGCCCATATCTTCCCGCTAGTGGATGAAAACCAGAACGAATACCCATTGGAACAAGCTACTGCCACTTTTATAAACTCATCCACTTCAACAGGCGTGCCTACGGAGGCACTCACTGAGGCAGAAGGCGAACGTGAGGCTGATGGTGAACGTGACGCAGAGGGGCTTCCTGAAGCCGAGGCACTAGGTGACTGCGAGGATGAAGGCGAGAGAGACTGCGAGGCAGAAGGCGAGCGAGAGGAAGACGGGCTAATTGACTGCGAGGATGAGGGAGAGAGCGAGGGCGAGAAAGTAATTGATAGTCTCGTAAGTTTTTGGCGTACCTTGGTAAGTCCGGGGGTGCTGTGGAGGTCTAATCCTATACATTCTGCAACTGAACCTGCGACACCAGAAAACCTAGAATCCGAAAGTCCGTTTATTTGGTCAAGAATAATGGAAGATTTCATATATATAGTATACTAGTCTACTCCAATATTTAGTAGTGGCACCCTATTACTAGGGTTTACCGCAAGGGAAACTCTATCATACACAATAGGTGAAATGCTTGCAGACGGCGATGATGACGGGCTTACGGAACGTGAACTCGAGGAAGACGGGCTAATTGACGCCGAGGGCGAAATCGAGGCAGAGGGCGAGCGAGAGGCACTCGGAGAAATCGACGGACTCGCAGAAGCCGAGGGAGAGCGTGAGTCAGAAGATGACGCAGACGGCGAAACAGACGAAGAGGGCGAAACAGACGCGGACGGCGAAATTGACGGCGAAACAGACGCGGACGGCGAAATTGACGGCGAAATTGACGAAGACGGCGAAATTGAGGGCGAAACAGACGAAGACGGGCTACGGCTAGCACTCGGCGAGATTGACGGAGAAATACTAGAGCTAGGCGAAAGCGAGGCACTGGCACTCGACGACGGAGAGCGAGAGGCAGACGGAGAGACTGAGGCACTCGGAGAGCGAGATGCACTAGGTGAGATACCGCCATATATAACAACTAGCTTTGGGTCTTGGCTTGTGCCAGCTTCATCTGCGGAGCTTGCCCCTATCCTCATTACTTGAACACCTGCCCCTGTAGTTGGAGCTGAATTTGCTACGTCAAATTTTGCGTTTCTTCCACTAAACTTTGATATTCCTGTTTTACTTATATTCGATATACCACTTGCATTCAAAACGAAGTCGTTATATCCAGTCGTAGACCATCCTGCGTATGTAATAGCAGTTGAAAATGCCGTTGAACCTACCTGTGCATAATCACCACTCACTATTGCTGTATTTGTTGCAGGGGTTGATGAATATATGTTTAAGTCTGGTGTGTTCCCGTTATCATCTTGTTTATTTATCCCATATAAAGAAAGCGTTGCAGATATGATATTTGCACTTGCAGTAAGTGCGGAAGTATCAAAGAGCATAAACATACGCAACAGCTTTTGAAATTGTGCAGCAGTATTTTCTACTCTAAACGATATAGATGTTGCACTATCATCGTTTTCATCTCCTGCTGCCGCTACCAGATTAGCCCATGTTCCAGCAACGATATTTTCTCCTGCTTGTCCGTCCACGCTTGTGGTTTCTGTGTGTGGATTAGGGTATACCGTTAAGGTATCAAATCCTAAATTCCACTCTGGAACAAAAACATTTGCAATAAATGTATCCCATTGATGAAAACACCACCAAAGAGGGTACAATCCATAAAAAAGACGATTAGAATACTTGTTATGTACCCTAAACTCAGACGAATATACTTCATCTTTCCAAGTAATGTAATTAGGCATTACTTTGATTACAACTCTATTGCCTACATTACTTCGCTTGCCGTTAATCCTAAAAAACCATCTTCCAATTTTTGTGTTTATGAAAAATAAGACGTATTTTTGATTCTCCTCGAACCACTGTGTATCAAATAAGTATAGTTTGGGCATAGGTTAATTTCTACCTGGATAAATATCTATAAGTGGAATTCTATTGCTAGAATTCACCGCTAGTGGAACTCTCCCGTGCATAATAGCTGTAACGCCAACAGACGCAGAGGCTGAGGATGACGGGCTTGCAGACGAAGACGGGCTAATCGAGGAAGACGGAGAAATTGAGGACGAGGGGCTCACGCTCGAGCTCACAGAGCTACTCGGGCTAATCGAGGAAGACGGCGAGACTGATGCTGAGGCACTAGAACTAGGAGAGATTGACGCACTCGGACTAACTGAGGCAGAGGCAGACGAAGATGGAGAAATTGAAGCAGAGGGGCTGATTGAGGCGGAAACACTAGAGCTAGGAGACATCGAAGAAGACGGTGACACGCTCGCACTAGGCGAAATCGACGGCGAGTCGCTACTAGACGGACTTCTTGACGCTGAGGAGCTACTTGAGGGGCTGACACTCGCAGAGGGGGACACGCTCGCACTAGGGCTAACAGAGGCTGAAATACTGCTCGAGGGGCTAACTGAAGGCGAAACGCTCGAGCTAGGGCTAACGCTCGCTGAGGGGCTGACTGACGGGCTAATCGAGGAGCTAGGACTTACTGAGGCAGAAATTGACGAAGACGGGCTAATTGAGGCGGACGGGCTGATACTTGGGCTGTCTGAGCTTGAAGGAGATTGCGAAGCCGACGGGCTAACCGAGGAAGACGGCGAAATACTAGAGCCAGAAGAACCTACCTGACCTTTAATAAGAGGTCTGTATATCCCCCAATGCCCTAGCCTTGCCATAGGCTAGTAATACCCACCCTTGATAATGACTGAACGTGCAGATATTCCTGCCGTCCACGTTCCGTTATCCGTAATCACCGTACCTGAAACATATCTCAACTGTCCAAATGCGATTCTCACTGGCTGAGTGTTGGAGTCCAGTACTGTGATAGTTCCCGCTCCTGCGTCGATAGTGATTTTATTAAGTATCACTCCTGTAGTCGCTGTTCCGTTTACAGTTCCTGTTCCGCTTAAGACAATTTCTGTCGTGCCTGAAACTCCGCCAGTAGTTGCGGGTCTTGCCATCCCGCCGCCTGCGAAAATCTTTGAGCCGTTGAGAACGAGAGCGGAAGTGCTGCTTCCCAAACTCGTTAGCCCAGAAGTACGCAAATCGGTCGTGAGTGTAAGGGTGAGAATCCCTGTCAAAGTGACCGCCCCCCATGTAAGAGCACTCACGTCCAATGTCGTGGAGTTTGTAGTTATGGTTAAAGTGGCGTTGGACGCATTCACCGTACCAGCGGTGTATGTCATGGTTCCACCGCTATAGCGGAAGGTTCCTGTGCCGATTGTAATTGTACCAGACGTATTAAATGTGAGGTTGTTTCGGATGGTGCCTGTAGAACTCATCAGCAGAACCGAACCCGTCCCCGTCATAATCAATGTGGTAGTTCCCGATAAAATCCCTGACGATGCTTGGCTAAGGTCGAGGTTGCCCGTCATGCTGATTTGGTTGGCGTTAACTACTGTTGAGTTTCCACCATTGCCAAAGCGAAAATTACCAACGGTGAAATTATCCGCGAGGGTATGCGTAGCAACACCTGATAACCAGAAATTGCGGAGAGTGTTCCCGTTGGAGGTGTGAGTTGCAGTCACATTACCGTGGATGTATTCATTCCCTGCCCACAGAGTCCCTGCTCCTATTGTAATAGCCCCTGAAACAGTGATACGGAACGTGTTAGTCACCGTATTTGTATAGCCAGTAGAATTAAACGTTAGCGCAACACGGTCGCTGGCGTTTACGGTGCAGTTCGGCGATGACGCGTCCAAAAACACATCATCCGCGGTAGTTGGAACTGATAGTCCTCCAGCACCACCGCTAGTGAGTGACCAGTTGCCAATAGTGCCCCAGTTGTTATCGACACCGCCGTTTACGAAAAAGCGATTTGGCATGGTTTTTAGAACTCAACTTCTATGAAGCAAATTGCATTCACAGCCGCTCCTGCAGTTACACGGATTCTTACAGCATTTCCTATAATGCATTTTGCTTCTCTACCAAGTGGAAATTGGTAAACATATTGGTTTGTAGGAGCAATAAACTGAGCGTCAAATACGCGAGTAGCTGTTATAGCTCCTTCTGACGTACAAGTGTACCCCGTTGCCGTTGTTCCAAGAGTAAGCCCTGCTATGGAAGCTACTGCGTCTTCCACGCTGTCCATTTTTACAATGTCAGCATCCACAGAAGCTGTGACAGTCCCAAACACCGTACCAGTGTCTAGTAGCGCAACTTTAATTGGCGTAGCTGCCGCTGCACCATCAAATGAGATTCCCCAAGAAACTATCTTACAAGTATTAAATGGTCTCAATTGAAGCAATGTTTTTATTACCGTGCCTGTAGTGACGGCTGCTATCTCTGCCGTTGTAGGCATTGGGGAGTTATAAATTCTGTATCGTGAAGCCATATAGTTAGTTAAAAATTAAAAAAGACGGACACTATGGTCCGTCAGTTACATCAGTCCCTTTCTTTGACTATACTACAATCTTCCCGTCAATGTAATAGCCCTCTTGCCAGAATATCCATATAATTTCTTTCGTGTAGCCCAGACTTTATCAGAAATACTATCATATTGCATATGGCAACTATGGCATAGTTGCATATAATCGTTTTGTTCTCTTTTATATTCTCTTGATATATTAGCCCATTCTACTTTGATTGCAGATTCACATTGTTCACATTTATTAGCTACCCCCCTGTGTTTTTGCACCCACCTATGCAATGACGCATATCCTACGTTGTCACCTTTCCATGCATAATGCTTGTCTCCTCTGTTAGCGGACTTCCTTATATTTTCTCTATGCTCCTTTGATTTTGGCTTTCCCTTACTAGCTAGACTCATTTTTCTCCTAACTTCTAGTGATGGTATCCTACCCTTATTAGCCTCACTGACTTTTTTCTTTGCTTCTGCTGTATGCTTCCTCCCCCACATAGGATTTAGTATGCCAACCATATGAGGCTTTCCCTTATTCCAAGGAATTAGTCCTTTATTTTTTGCTCCTAATTTGTTTCCTTTCTGGAATGGCACTTCTATAGTGTACCATGTTTGTAGATATTGTGTAGTTCATTCTCATCCCATCCTGGTATTTCAGAAAATCCACCCTGTTCCCAGTTTATACATGAAGACTTATCCCTAAAATCTTCTGGCTTTCGATGGCTACGAGTTAGATTGCCTTTATGCCTTACATCGATACTTGAACGTTCTGATTTCCAATCAACGCACTTACCAAACGGTTCGTAACTTCTATTAAACCCATTTTTTTCTATTTCCTTTATTTTATCCCTATAAAAATCTATAAGTGGTTTTCTGTAAGCGCAAAGCATGGATACTTGACGAGCATCCCACCTTGCAGCAAGTCCATCAGACCAAACTTTCCACCAATTCAAGTCATAGTAAAAAGTATCTTTTTCTTGTGGCGTAAAATCAAAATGCTCTTTTGAATAGAGAACATCTTCTTCTGCGAAAAATATAATATCCTCTTTCATACTCTCAAGCCCTATAAGTATTTGAGTGAAATACGCCCACTTACTAGGTTGTAATGGAACGTGTATGTTAGTTCCGAAGTTCATAGGCTTAAGAGATACAGATGTAATTGGTAAACCTATCCCTTTGAGACTGTTTTGTACTTTCTTGGCAAACTTAATAGGAAGCCTGTTTGTTGTGTAGAATAAAATGCCTTTGCTTGGAGTGTTTTCAGAGTTTACAAATGTTTGTAAACTTTTTTGTAATGATACTTTCTTTAATGCCTCCAAGTCCGTTGCTTCCCATCGTGATTCTTTGTCTCCTACTTCTTTCAATGGTTCCCAAAACTTCTCTAATAGCCACGATAGCGGTCTTGTTTGTTTCTCCCACTTATTATTCATGAACACATCCTGAACTGTCTTTATAGCCCGTGCTTGTCCCTTTCCGTCCTGTGGGTATGGGAATGAAAACCCGTGTTGAGTTCGAAACAAATGTGCGTACCATGTTCTTGTGTTACAAATTACTCTCCCACCAGATAGCCATGTTTTAAGGGCTACGCTTGAGCCTTGCATTCCCCATGACCCTAAACTTTCATCGTCTATATCTAAATCAAAGTATCTTTCTTTCGTCATCATAAAGAATGAGCCTTGGAGTGACATAGTTTCTACTAAGTCTCCTGTTTGTCGTCTGCGGAGTTCTGGAAAGTACTTAAATCGTAGCTCTTTGTTAAATCTATACGCCGTACTTTGTGGGCTTGTTTTAGGTATCCACACAATATCCTTCTCAAACTTCTGCGGGTCATTTGCACACTCCTCGTTTCTGCATTGGGTAGGTTCCGGACCTTGATATGAACGCATTCCACAAGTTTTGCACACCCAGTCAAAAACATGCAGGTTCCTCATAATAGGTACCATGGTTACATCGTCGCCTGTTTCCTTAAATGCTTCCAACATCTTTACATCAAAGTCTTTATCAAACGCACAATGAGCGTCTGTTTTGGCGATGTACTTTGCATTCGTTATCCTTGCGAGCCTTCTCGTCATGGCTCTTTGCCCGATAGATTCGGGGTAATAAACAATAGTCACTCGCGGATGGTCTATCACGCCCGGATCAGCCCATTTCCCATCTAACCCAATTAGTATTTCTGTCTGCTCGCTTGTGTTATCCACAAGGTCTTGGATAGTCTTAGATAAGAACTCCTCGTTTCTACTAGGTAAAAGAATTGCTAGCGAGTATTTCATTTGTATAATTTTAACACTGAATCAGCACTCCCCCAAGTAGGGATGTTCAGTGCTTTGATATGCCCTTGTCTTTTTCTTGTGCCAAGGTTTTTGTACGATAAAGCTGTTTGATGTGAGAACGCAATAAGCGGTACTGAACTATAATACGCTTCCCAATCTTGAACTGTTACGCCTAGTTGTCGCTCATACTTCGAAGGCTCCGCCCACACTCCTAAATCAATGGTTGAATCATCGGGGTATTTTCTGAATCTCTCCTCTATTGCTTCGATAAATATATTCCGTTCACAAATAAGGCTATACATGTTACGCCTGCCTGTTTCTTTCCTGTGGAAAACTGGTTCTCCCCATGTGAATATGTTCCACACTGCAAGGTCATACCCAAACACTCTACTCCGAGGGCGGTATGTGAAATGTTCCTTTGAATATAAAACATCGTCCTCACAAAGCGAAACGTACTTTGTTGTGGCTTCTTTCACGCCTAATAAAGCATCTCTGTAGATGTTTACATGTGACGGTTCGTCTTCTACTACTATATTCTTGCCAAAACTAATAGGATGATGAGATACACTAATAATCGGAATGCCTTGAGATACCTCTGTGATGTTCTTCCGTACCGCATTGGAAAATTCAGCAGGTATTCTGTTCGCGGTATAGTAAACTATTGTCAAGTCGCTCATACTCTTACAGGTTTTATATAATCACATTTCATAAAGTTGTCTGGTATGACATTCACTTTGCATTGAGATTTCTTAATAGCATACGGCAACCATACCTGGTCCACAATATGATATCTTGATGTTCCATACCACCATTCCTTCATTAGTTTGTGCATGTCGTATGTATTTCTCATAATGAATGATGTTGTAGCGTACAGGGGTAGCCCAGGTTCGTTTATTTCATTCATCTGTTCATCTAGTATCTCATTCTCATACCGTGACGTTATATATCTTGTTTTTATATCTATCCTGTGCTGGATGTACTTTGCTTCTTCTCCTATTGTGTTTCTGTGCGGGTGTTTGAATACTGCCATATCAGCGTCTCCTAAGTGATTCATAAACCATTGTATTGAATCCTTATGGCTTAAAATACATGACGAATCTATCCATAGGTAGTAATTGTATCCGGGCTTCATCTGATACATAAACATTTTTACTAACCGTGCCTGTAGTCGGGGGGTCATGGCGTTAAATCTAGGCGGAAAGTTCTCATCATTGAATAGGAAGTAATCCGCAGGGGTAGATTGTTCCACATGATGAGTGGGCTTCTCAAAGTTCCCAAGGTTGGCGGAAAATACTGCTATGTTCATACTACAAAAAACCAACTTCTAATTACATCACTATACAATCCCTTACCAAGAATAAATAACTGCCTATCTGTGTTTTTACAATACGATATAACTTCTTTCCGTAGTGATGGCAATTGTTCTGTGAAGTCATGCCCTGCTACTAATCCGCCTTTACGTACTTTTGGAGTCCATGCTTCTATATCTTCCTTTACTGCGTGTCCTTCGTGGTTTCCATCTATGTAAACAAAGTCCAAGGAGCTATCATTAAAGCCCTTGGAAGCCTCTGTGCTGAACTTTTTAATGAACTTGTATGTCTGATACCTACATAGCTTGTTTTGTGCCTCCTGCTCCATTCTAGTGAATGTAGATTTGAGCTTATAGTCCTTATACCCTTCATACGAAACATACGGGTCTACGCCGTACATCTCAATACTAGGGTTTGCCACCATGATAGCTTCGGAGTATTCCCCGTTTGCAACACCAATCTCAACACCACGCTTAAAATCAAGCTCGTGGAACATCTCTGCGAGTTCCTTACGTCCAATGTTGGGTATTTCAATATACTCCAAGGGGATGTTGTATTTATCTGTAAGGTATTTGAGTGTGGTCATATTGTTAAATACATAATTACCCATAAAACTGCTAACATAACAAAAACTTCTTTCATAGTTGCACGTAGTAGTCGGGCTGGCGGTCATCAACATACGCTTCCATATCCCATTCTGTTGTTTGCAGTTCTAGTTTGTGCTCTGCAATAAACTCATCTACTGCTTTAATTACTCCCATTCCACCGCTCTTGCCTTGATAGTAGTCATGCCCTGACAATATTCCTCCCTTACGAACCTTCGGATACCATGCGTTTATATCTTCTTTTACGGATTTATAGTCATGGGCACCGTCGATAAATACGAAGTCCAACGAGCCATCTGCAAAATGCTTCACAGCTTCCAAGCTTTTTAATCTTACAAGTGTATAATTAGGATACTTACGCAATCTTTCTATTGCTTCTACCCTTTTCCGTTCGATACGTTCTTTCGGGTAGCCGTGATATTCAGTGTATGGGTCAATGCCGTGCAATGTTAGTCCGGGGATGTTCTGCATCAACTTCTCAGAGTAGATACCGTCACACACTCCCACCTCAACACCTTTGGTAAAGCCTAGCTCTGCGAAGTGTTTTGCGAGTTCTATGCGGTTTTTCATAGTTTGTTTATTTCATTAGTGATAAGCGATTTCCAATCCGCGGGCCATGTGGGTACAGGGTCGAACTTCTCCATTAGCCACATAAAATCATGCTTGTAGTCCTTTGTGGTGAGCCAGTATTGTATTGAATACACTCTCCCTGCCTCTGTTTCTGCCTGATGTTTGTCGTATTGAGCGTTTGTGAACTTGTAGTTCTTCCCAGCCTTGCCCTTCCACCAATGAGCATAAAAAGTATTCTTGTTTGTCATCAATCTACCCCCGCTTAGTTGTGTTTTAAGTCCGATTTCTTGAGCCTCACTAGTAAATGGCCCATAACTTACCTCGTCCATCTCCTTTATTACCTCATCCCAGTGGCTTTTACGCATGAAATACGCACTTCCTTGAGTAGACATGCTTTCGTCATACATAATATCCTTATTAGCTGTGAATCTTTCCTTCCACTCCTGCCCTCTTAAGCCATTCGTCTTATCACCCGGACGCATGAAAGGATACGTTAGGTACATATAGTCTATTGGATTTCTTCCGTCTGTGATTATTTCCCACTTTTCGGGGTCTAGTCTGTATCTTCTTGGAACAACAACGTCATGTTCCTCACAATCCTTGATAAGCTTCGCGTCAAAACCTTCATCCCAGAGAGTGTGTTCATCGCATTTCATGACATAGTCACCTTGGGCTATCCTCATACCTGCGTTTATAGCCCCTCTCATGCCCCTGTTGTCGTCTATCTTACCTTGATGGATGATACGTACCCTTTTATCGTCATTGAGCATTGGAGATGGCCAGTAGCCGTCTAATGATACAATGACTTCAATCTCTCCTGTAGCCTTTTTAAGTAAATCATCCACTGTTTGCTGAAGATACTGTTCTGATCTGCTAGGAATAACAACACTTAACATATTATTTTATATTACCGCCCGCAACCTTTATTGTGTGTGCCACAAAAGCTGGGTCAATCAAAGAAACAAAAGCAAGATACAGCATGAAGAAGAACATCCTCACCCGTATCAGTATCGACTTAGAAATAGACATATTATAAATATATTACTCCGATATTAAAAAAGTATCAACTATCTAATAATCATATCCATCATTTCCACTATCCTGATTAGTTACATCATCAGAACGTGTCGTACCCTCGTTATTAGTTGTTGAATATGCTTCGAGTTGTTTCAGTAAATCTCTTTCAAAGCTTTGCTCTAAAGGAGAAAGTGCCATTGCTTGTAGGCTCTTCCATGCTATGGATATTTTACGCCCTAGTAATTCATGGAATTGTCTTGGAAACCCAAACGTAGTGCTTGATGGGTCTACTTCCATGCTTACTGAGCTATCAGTGAGGTTTGCTAGCTTCTCTGGGAAGACTAACGATGTCATTCTTACCCCTTGAGACACAGTGATGATAGTTCCGGATAACAGCAACATCGCCCTACGGCGAAGTGTATAGGCAAATCCTCCTAAGCCGTTGCTGTATAGGGATGTGATTTGAGCCTCTGTTTCTGAGCCTCTGTAATCCTTTACATAGGTTGCAGGTTGTCTGTCATCTGTAGCCGTGAACTTAATCTCTACTTTATGGAGACGGTTTAATACGTCATCTCCAATAGCGTACTCTCTCTGATTAGCAACGAGGTTGAACAGATACGGGACTTCGAAAGCTCCCGTATCCATTTCAACTATTCTCGATGCGAACTCATCTATGTACAAGTTCGCAAACACGAGCATGTCTGCGTCTGTGAACGTAGTAGAATTTGTTTTTGTAAGAAGCCTTACGTAAGTTGCAAGCTCGTTAGGTTTCATTCCTCTATCTTATCACTATTCAGTTACCTGTACAAAGGCTGAATACCTTCCAGCTCCACTTATCACTAATCCAACTCGTACTGCCTTAAGTGCAAGGAACGGATCAAGCCATACAAGTGCAGAAGATGTAATATCTGCTTGGATTGATGGGCTTAACGATACGCTGGCACTTGGCGAAAACGACGCCGACGGGCTTCTCGAGGACGAGGGTGACCCTGAGGCTGACGCTGACGGGGAAAGTGACGCTGAAGCCGACGGGCTTCTTGAAGCTGACGGAGAAATCGACGGGCTAAGAGAGTTAGACGGAGATGTTGAAGCCGACGGGCTTCTTGAAGCTGACGGAGAAATCGAAGCCGAAGATGATCTGCTCACCGACGTACTCAAGACCACGCTTGCCACTCTGGTTAGTGATTGAGAATTGCTATTTGAAACGTTGGCTATCAACGTGTTTATTCTCATCCATGTAGAACCGTCTATCGTCCCATCAACTGTGAAGATGCCCTGTCCGCTTGTTACAGCGTCTGCAAGGAATTGGAACCCAACTCTGCCGTATTCTTCCACGTTGAAAGCTAGAGACTCCTGCCCCACTGACACCGCGTCCAATAGTACTTTGTTGCTGTTTTTCATAGGGCTACCGCAATTAAGCAGCTGCTACAGTTGCTCCTGCTTCTAATGCGATATATGCAACGCTCCACTTAATAGCTCCTGTGTTAGAGGCGGAACAGCTCAAGTCGATTGTACCTGTTGGTATAACTACTTCTCCTAATTGTGCGATGTGGGTACCGTTTGCTTGAAGTACCATTGCGTTTGCAAGTGTCCCTGTAATGTTAAACATTGAACCAACTGCGGCTGCAGTTATGTCAAGAACTGCACAAATGTCTGTATCAGCTCCCACTGTAGGGTTTGCGATAAGCTTTGTGTTGTTTAGTTGCGTTTGAATAACTGTCATCACTTCTCCTACAATTTCAACAATCTTTACTGCTCCGCTTACTACGAAGATTGGTGCTGCAACTGATTGAGGTAATGTATTTGATACTCGAGTTACATTCTTTACCCCCTGTAGTTGTTCTGATACTGCTCCTGCTACGTCTGATTTGAAACTCATAGTTGTGTTGTAGTTTATTGCCCAACTGAAAGCCTGACACTACCTGGCTTGTTGGGCGTAAATAAAGTGTCTTGTCTAAATTATCCTCGGGCGACCCAAGAAACCTGTTCGTTTGTTACGTTGATGTCTGTATCAAGTCCGATACGGAATCCTTTTGTAGTTCCGTTATCAAGTGGAGTGATACCAAGCGTTGTGATGAATGTACCTGTTCCTGCGGCTACTCGTTTGAAGCCTTCTGCATTAGCCATAGTGTCATTCCATTCAATGGAGTCTCTTGATGTTTCGTTGTACACAGTTACGTGTTTTGGTTCAAATCCACAATTCACGTCGTGGGCAGCTGCGGTTACATCGGTAATATAAGTACCTGATGCAATTCGCGCTACTCCGTCTCCTGATTTTAATGTAGTTGTTACGGGCATAGTTTTAGTTAGTTAGGTTGATTAGTCGAATGATTGCAGTTTTACGTCTGCCACATTACTTACTCTAAGTGGATGCTGGCGAACGTTCATTTGGTGTGCGAATTTCTCATCGAGAACTTCTTTCACTTGATAAGGTACATCTACCTGTTGTCCTTTGCGGATGAACATTGTGTATCCGTTCAAAGTTACTTGGTGAGTTGAGCCTATCTTTTCCTCATGCCCTAGAGGGATATATGCAGGTACTCGTGGCTGACTCATAAGAATCTTACGCATAAGTTGTGCTTTTCCTGTTAGGGGCTGCTTTGTTTCAAAGGAAGAAAATGGATTAGTTACTTCTTTTATAACCGCTTTTTCTTCTGCGGTCTTTCCGTCTTCTTCCGATGAAACTACTGCTATTTCTTTTACATCTGCTTTTTCAGTTGCTATTCCATCTGCTATTCCATCTGCCTGTTCGAGAGCCGGGGTCTCTCCTTGTCCCTTGAGGACTTTGAGGGGGTCATTATATGAAGCTGTTACATCAAATGGTACTCCGAGTGATGCAAGCTTTGCTATAAGTTCTTCTTTACTTAATTTAGGCATATTTTTTATGAGTTACGGGTTAGATTACGCTGATATTTACGCTGATACTGAGTGCTGTAAGTCTACTAAGAACGCATCGTTCAATATATTAGTTGCAAATGTAGCAAACCATACTGAAGTTGTTCTCTGATGGAATGGATCCCCATTTCCTCCAGGACCTTCCATGATGTTTCGTAGTCCTTCTCCTGCAATGCGGGAGTTCATGTAAGCTTCTTTAGCCAAGATGATTGTGGAATATACGTCTATTCCGCCAGCTCCTAGTGCTGTACGAACCTTTGAATTAGTAGTTTCGATGAATCTTACTTCATCAAGCGTACCAATTTCGTTTTCAAAAGCAGCTTTCTGAGAACCGTATTCTTCAACCTTTATAAATCCTGTGATGTCCTTGAGGTCGAATGAAGCGTTTGGATGTACTAATCCAATAAATGAAGCTGGAATCGGAGAGCTATTAAAACCATCATTGTGGTTCAACATCTCAGTGATTTTCATCGCGTTGTTGTTCTTCAACGTACGTACTACTTCCTTAATCTCGTCTTTTGTAATTTTCATTGCTGAAGTTACAGTACCTGTAGATGTAGCAGTGGAAGCGTATTGCTTCGTAGTCGTTGTAGCTAGTTCGTCTCTGTTCAATTGGTCGAGAGAGTTCCCTGCACTCTGTGCAAGAAGTTCATTTACTTCTCGTAGAATTGGGTCAGCAGTTGTGTATAGCAATTTTCGAGTTAGTAATACACCTGATCCGTATTCTTGAACGGTAGTGTCTACGTTCGTAACTGCTAACTGTTGGAGGTCTGGTGTTACTCCTTCAACGATAGGCGTTGTAGCTGCTGCAAGCAGTGTATAACGTCTTCGGCGAATGAGTGTTCCGCTGTTTCGTGGAATATCTGCAATATCTGCCCATTTGTGGTGAGAAAGATAAGGCGTAGCTTTCATTAAGAGTCTCTTGTTAAAGTACTCTGTGGTTGCTTGCGTTACTTGTGCTGTTCCTGTATTAGCCATAGTTTATATAATTGTTAGAATTAAGAACGTGCTTGTCGTTGTAATTCCCTATCATATTCCTCAAAATCCTTCATAGACATATTCTTAATATCATCAGCAGTCTTTTTATCACTGCTTCTGGTATCGCGTATGCCTGAGCCTACACTTCTTGTTTGCCTAGCCTCGAGATCAGCAGCTTTACGCTTACTGTCTACTTTGGTTTTGGCTTCGGAATAATCAAGATGATGGTATATAACTTCTGGTGATACGCCTTTGTAAGCATCATGGTTCATGTATGCCCGTATCTTCAGTGCATATTTCTTTGCATCTGGCTCTTTTTCAAAGAGTTCAGTTAAATCCTTATCATCAGACTGCCCAAGAGCAATCTCTTCGATCCTATTGAGTCTTTCTGTAATAGGGTCTTCTTGACTTTCTTCTGAACGTAGCTTTTCAATCGTACGCTTTTGGCGTTCGATTATGAATGAAGCGTTGGAACGAACAGGGATTGTCGTCTCTTCAGTCTCCTCGGATTGCTCCTCGGTTTCTTCGGGTTCGACACTTTCTTCTACTTCGGGGTCTAAGATTTCTTCTTCGACCACCTCTGCGATTTCATCTGCCATAAGTTTGGTAAGTTACTCGGCGTTTTGTTATAGCGAAACAAAAAAGCCGGACGGGTAAAGACTCGCTCCGGCAATAACAACAGTCACTAGTTTATGTAACTATATACCTTTCTTGAATTGTCAACAAGTTATTTCTCGAAGTCTTCTTTTTCCAAATACACGTCTTCGTCACGCTTGCGTTCAAAGAACTCTGGGTTGTCTAGCTCCTTCATTAGTTCTTCTGGCATTTTCAATATGTCTTTGCGGTCAATCTTTTGCTTACGCAATACCTCGTGTCGTATCTTGTACTCCTCTGCAATAAGGTTAGTGCCTTCATCGCTATCTAGTTGGCTTGAGATAGCTTCTATTGAGCTTCCAAGGCGTTGGCAAATGATATGCCAGAAGTCACTCTGTGCACCAGTACGCAGTATCTCTTGAATACTTTTCTTATTCTCTGGATTGTTTAGGTCGAGGTGTTTCATGCGTTTCTATTTTTAGTAATAAAAGACAAGAACTCTGATATGGTTGATTTCTTGTATTCAAATCTCTTTAGAGCCTCATGTGATATTACGTCGTTAGTATAAGAAGTTCCTAAAAACATATCTTGCTTAATATACTGCTCAGCCCACTGCTCTATCTTCTTGATTGAAATGTCTTTGGTCATAATATATTACCTATTTCTCGAGTGCCTTACGGTGCTTGTTAATATAAAAATACGAGATAGTAGACCGTGTGGAGATGGATGATAACAATGATGTGGACGGAGATGGAGATATGGATGTACTTCGACCCTTTTCTGGTTTGTAATTTATCCCCCTATATGCTGATGAACTAGGGCTACTATAAGGGACAGTAGATGAACTGAGGCTCCCAGGTCTCGAAAAAGGGGAACTAGGAGAATTACTATTTGTGTTAGCTCCTCTAACTAAGGAATGTAACAATCCTACCCCTACTAGCGTTAGTAATATAATTCCTATCATGTATATACCTTATCACTACGGCAAATATACCGCAAGTGGATAACTATCCGATTGCAGGTTCAACTGGTGGCTTCACTGGAAGATTGGTTGCGGGTCCAGCTCCTTGTGGGTCTGCTCCTTGCATTTGCTCTACAGGGAATAGCTCTGGATTGTTTCGAACATCAAGTGCGAGGTCTTCATGCGTTTTTATATGTGCTCTTGCTTCGGGGGTCTGGTTAGCCTTTGAGTGGATTTCGATATGTACTCTGTGGTCGTCTCGTGGGTCTATGTCTGGCAAGTCTCCTTCATTCAACATTTGGTTTTCTCTCTCAGCTTGTTCTTCGTCCACTGTAGGAGGGAATAGCATTTGAATTTCTTCCTTGGTCATGCCACGGAGTTTAGCCATCTTCTTGTACATGTATCTTCTATTGGTGCTAGGGTCTTGAATGGCTATTACAGCGAATTGGTCAAATGACTGTTGCTCTCGTATTCTCTTTGCCTCAGCTACAACTAATGATTCAATCTTTACGTCCGGGTCTACTTGAGCGATTATGTTATCTCTCATGAGTGGACGGAATATAGCAGCCGTTGGCCCTTGAATCCTTACAACCTTTTCGTCTATGTCATTCTTGAAGTGTATCTTGTACATCCTGTACCACTGTCTCCAAAATCTCTTTTCGCTCCATCCGAATATCTTGGCTGACATTCCGTAGCGAGTATCAACATTAGCTGACACTTGTCGTAATTCTCCTAGAGTTTTCTGGTCGTCCTGTGGCACGCCTTGTTGCATTGCTGGTGTGGCAGTAGCCCTCTGTACGGATTGGTCAAGCATATCCATAATGACGTTCACGTATTGGTGGACTACTGACTTTTGCACAGGCATCATCGCGTTATCAACACGTCCTGTTACTCCTATGAATTTATTGGACTGCCAGTTTAGTTCGTTCTTGTTTGTAATTCTGGTCTTGTCGTACATGTACTGTGGTAGAGCGTCGATGACTGCTGACTTCACTCCTAGATTTAAGAGTTTTGCACGTGCTCGTTGTTTGTCTTCTGTGATGTCGGGTATAGATACACCATCCCAGTCGTTAGACATTGGGAACATTGGACGGTCTATGATGGGCCATAATGATCCGTACTTTAATTTCACAAGCCGGATCACTGTCGAGCGTCTGTTTCCAAGAGTTACTAGATACTTTTCGCCCTTGATAGTAGTCATCCAGTTCAATAGCTGAAATTCATAGTTCTCTTTCGCTCCTAGTGCTTCTTCGTCCGGGTAAAATTTGTCCCTTCCCTGTGCTTCGTCTCTTGCGGTTCTCGCGTCATCAATGAGTGAAACAATATCTTTGTCCTTGCGTAAGTTATCAACATTGAAAAATGCAGGGTTGTCTTTTAGCTCGTAGTATGTAGCTCCTACTTCCCAACCACCAAACCGCATGGCTCCCTTCATCTGCGTGCCTAAGCCGTTTACAGACGATGCTCTTGGGTCGCGGATAAATGTCATCGGGTCTAGTAGTTCAGGCGATGGAGCCATTATTCCAGGAGTACGGTCGAATTCCATCATGAGCATGAGTGAACGCCCAAAGAATAATGCATCCCAATCCCAGTAGTAATCCAACTCATCCTTGCCCATTACGTCATAGTCGAAGTTCGATAGAGCATTTAGATTGTCCTCCATGTCGTCATCGTCTCCCTCTCCTCTACCTTCCCACATAGCCATGAGCCTATCTACATACAGCGAAGCAAGCACCGTGTTAAACACAGTGAACATTAGCGGGTCGCCTACTGAGCTTCTGTCTCGCCTTTGATTATTAAAAAGTCTCAAGCGTGCAAGATTAGTTGCACGCTTTGCATCGTTGTATTTAATAGCAGAATCGTACTCATCGTTTATCTGGCGAACCAGTCTTTCTTGCGTATCAATATCTACTTTATCTAAAACAATAGATTCGCCATCAACAATTTCTCGGTCAATATCCTTAAATTCCCCTTTAAGCTTTTCAAATACTTTGTTAGGCATAAGTTTATAATATCACATTTATTCAAAGTAGGGGTCAAGTTCATTCTCTTCGTCTTGAGATGTTGGCATGTCTTCGATAATACCACTATATTCACTTGGTGCCATAGCGAATGTACGGAATGCGTCACTACCATGGCTCCAGATGTTATGTTCTGGGTTAGCTGATACCCTTCCGGTCTCTTGGTCTTTCTTATATGCGTACCTACGCAACGCCTGAAGCCCCTCAGCACACTTCTCCGCGTCAAAATAACACAAAGGGAACTTGAGCCTCACTTGCTCTATGCCGTCCTGTATACGCCCCTGTGGAACTACTGACACGTTATGCAATACGTCTCGTATCTGTTGCTCTACTGTCTTATTGGCCGCCAGTGTCTCAGCCTTAGCGTCATGCGGTAGGTAGTGATTTCCATAATTGTATGGCTTTTCTTTAATATTTTTGATATAGTGGTGAACCTTTTCATGTGAATTAGAGTAATAATCCAATACTCTGTATTCAAATCCTACTTGTTGAATAAACCAGATAGCCGTCTGGTCTGAGTGTCCTAAATCCCAATAAGTGTTGACAAGCTTGCTCTGGTCGTATGGGACTTTCATTATTCTGCCCTTGGCTTCTTCTAGCTCCTTAGCGTAGATAGCTCCTTCTACTGCTTGGCGTGGCTTACCTAGCCATATATTCTCATAGTCTAGTGGCCTACGTTCTTTCATTTCGGACATTTCCTGTAATAGAACATCGGGGAACCATGGGTTGTCCTTGTAGCTCATTTCAATTAAAATAGCGTCGCTTGGTGGATTGATAACAAACCTTTGATATGTTTCGTCCTCTTCTAGCTCGGGGTTAAACGATAGCCATATCTCTGATCCTTCCTTACGGATAGTTGGTATGAGCACATCCCAAGAGTTCTTTGATACTGTTACCGCTTCCTCTACCCAGCATATATCTGCTCCCTCGTAACTCTTCAAGCTGTTTATGTTGTGCTTTAATCCTTCGAATCCAAATGTAGTTCCGTTCTTGCCTATAATAGCTGCTTTCTGTACTTCGTAGAAATCCTGTAGCTCTAGTTTATTTATTTGGTCTTCTAGTAATTGTAATACTGAGTCTCCTATAGACTTTTGCACTTCTCTTGCACATAGAACTCTAGTAGGATTTTTAGCCCCTATAATTAGCAATGCTCGTGCTATGCCCCAACTTTTTGCTCCGCCGCGCCCTCCGACTAAAATCTTGTACCGGGCTGGCTTAAATAACGGCTTGAGCTTTGGCGGGAATCTGACATCCATTATCCGAACTTTACCGTGATTGAGTGTTTTATAGGGTCTCCGCCTTCTCCTCCGTGTTCGTTAAGTCTTGGTAGTACAGTCCCTGCTAGTTTTAATAATAATGCTTCGCTGAATCTCTTTTCTACTGGCTTCCCATGTATCGTGCCATGTTCTAGGCACTCAGCTATCTGAGATAGTGCCAAGTTTCTCACTTGTGCGGATTTTTCTCTATCCTGAAATGATTTTCCTGTTGCTCCTGCCATAATATAATATCATTGACTAATATATGTTTTTGTTGAATTATTTTGCTTGATTATCTTGCGGTTCTTCAACTTTTCTCTGGTTTTCTCCATCCTTAGGCTTTTGTTCTATAGGATCTATGTTTTCGGTAGTTGTCATTGCCATATTGATAGACTTAAAAAGTTAATACTTATATTATATCGTATTGCCAGTTTAATACAACTCTATATTGACAAACGCCTTTTAATCTGCTATACTTGGAGTAATAGACATTGTATCTCCGCCAGGGTACCTTGTCACTAATATCTAACATCTGGCGGTGTTAGGTATTTTTTATGAAAAGATATACAAAATATACATATACTGCTCAGAATGCCCTAGGGCTTGTAGTTATACTGTTGGTGGTATATTCGGCTTACATGAAGGACTATAATGCGTTAGAAGCGAAGGTGGAGGCTCTAGGGCTACATGCTGTTGAGCTTCAGGTGCGGGCTGGTGAGCTAGAGCGTATATCGGCTGAATTACATAAACCCGCTACTCCAAAAAAAATTACTAAGACCGCTAAGGTTACGGCGTACAGCTGTGGAGGTATTACAAATGCGAAAGAAAAGCTTATGAACTGCCCTAATGGTATTACTGCTTCTGGGAATGTTCCTGTGCCTGGTATTACAGTTGCGTGTGATAGAGCTTTGTTAGGTCGTAAGGTTCAGATTGAAGGTATTGGCACCCGGATATGCCAGGATACTGGTGGGGCTATAAAGGGGGATAAGATTGACCTTTATGTGGAGAATATATCTGTAGCGTATGCTTGGGGCGTGAAGCACATGCAGTATTCGTTGCTTGATTAGTATATAATCTCCGTACTTCCTCTTGGTTGGTATCCGTTTGAAGTTTTCACATACCAGCTCTTGGCGTTCAATCCACAATCTGAGCAAAACATCCCGAAGCCTGCTATCTCTGTTACTCTATCGGTGTTACCGCCCGTTCTCACAACATATACATAGCATTTCCCCGTCCCACATTTGGGTGAGTTCTTCTTCGTGCTTACATCTTTCGCATAGTCCAGTCATAGATTCATTTTACCATTTTTAGAAATTTTGTGTTGTTTGTGTACAAAGTCTACAAACTTATCTACTTCATCTTGTATCTCTTGAGATTCTTCCATGGCTTCTTCTTCTGTAAGACCGCATATTTCACAACCATAATGTTCATCAAAAACATGTTTACATTTATTCGACCTAACACAAACTGTTTCTAAATTGCTCATAGCACAAGATTTGCTAGTAGACGTTCACATACAGCAATCATCAGTTTTCCGTTCTTGCTTTCAGGCTCAAAGTCTTTCGTATCTTCCCGTGTTTCGTATCCGTATTTAGGGGCAAGCTCCTCGTATAGACGATGAAACTTTTTTGCTAAATTTATAGAGACTTGGCTTGGTTTTGCATTTTCTGCCTCAGTGTTTATATTATTCATAGATTCATTTTACCATTTTTATCAGTTAAGTTATCCACTTTACTTACTTTCTCCACCAAAAAATCCTCGTGTCGGTTATATGCACTCTATCTTTGTCATTCCATTCATCTTCGTAATGGTCTGGGGATTCTTTCATATCTTCTAATTTGCTCCCATATATTTTGTAGGGTTCCCCGTCTTCGGTTTTTAGTATAATTTCCCCATCTCCTAAATAACTTTCAACTATACTTGGAACTCCTGAGTGGTATACTTTCCTCCCTACTATATTTTTTTTCCAATCCCCTTTGTCTACACCTAAAAATGTTTCAAAAAAGCACTTTAGCTCATATAAATGCTTACTAACAAGGACTACCGCGTTTTCTTCTGTCCTACAAAATTCATCTAAAACACAATCTCCGTTTAGATATATTTTTACACTCCCTCCTTTTCTCCACTCATCTCCCGATAGCTCGCTTTCTTTCAGGTATGTCTTTGGTATGTATTCAAATTTCCATTCATTGAAGTGCCCATCAAAATCTATACCGTCCCTTTGGTGTCTGTTTAATTCTTCACTGTAAATAATATCTTTCATAGCTTCAGTTTACCATTTTTATAATTTAAGTTATCCACAATTTTGCTTACTTTATTCACTTTCTTCTTCTTCGGAAATATTCCGCAGTATCCACATCGGTAGTATGCTCCTAGTCTTTCAGTTGCAGGGTTAGCGGTGTTAAGTATTAGGGCTATCTTGTGAGGTTGAGTGTGGTCTTCGGGGAAGCGGAAGGCTTGGAGTTTAGTTGGTTGCACGGAGTTTTCTTTGGCGGTTAAAAGCTACAGTTAAATATCTTACGTTATTGATGTGCTTTTCTGCCATGTAGTTTATAAGTGAGTGAGTTAGTACATCGTCTATTTTAAGGTATCTCATGATGATGGTGCAGAATGGTATGTGTAGCTTGTCACAGAGCTGTTGGCATTCATCTGCGAGCTTGTGAGGGGCTTTGCCTTGCTTAAGCTGGTAGTTTGCAAATGCGTTTTCCATATCAAAATGTAATACACTTATCGGCAAATTCTCTTGCTTGGTATATTGGAATGAGAAATCCAAGGCTTGTGTCTTTTGTTATACGTTTGCATGTATTGTTTTTATCTATTCTTTTTAAGACTTTCTTGGAGAATATAAAAAACTCGTGCATGTTTCCAATTCCAAAAAGCCAGCTGTTATCTTCTCTGTTTATCCCAGAAGGAACAAATTGTGTGTTACCTGGATGAGACTTTTCTGCTGTTTCTATGTATATATTCCCTGTAGTACCCATTTGTTTGTCGTATTTTATCTCTAGCCCTAATAAATTCTCTTTTTTCAGTTGGTATTTCTTTGATGAAGTGTTTTGCAATACGATTCCTCTCTTGTGTAATTCTTCCATAATAAAATCTTGAAACTCTAATGCCTCGTGCAAGTGAGGCATATAATAGTCTTTTGTGTAATCACTCGTTTCCATATGTTTTCCATCCTTCGTGCTGTTCTCGTGCAAATAGTTCTATCTTATTAGAACTAGGATATATTGTTTCAATGATAGTGCGAAATTCTTGTGGCTTCTCGCTATGTTTTTCGCTTCTCTCTACCATAACGACACTGTCAAATAGTTGCTTCACTTGCGGGGTATATGAACCTTTTGTGCAAATAAGTAATAGCTCATGTCTTACGGAATTATAATGCCCCATATTGTGCTTTACCTTATCCCACACGAATGATGTTTTGTACTCAAACCCCCATGCTTTTATAATGGCAAAACATTCCTCTAAAAGTGGAGAAGTAACCCATAGGAATAAAACGGCATTAGTATCAACTATACTTTGTATGGGTAATGCACATAATTCTTCTATACTCATGGTTGGATAGTGTTTTGTCGCCCCTCCTAACATATATGTATCTTGCTTGTCGTTATAACTCCAAGGAGGATCGGCATATAAAACTTGATATTTTCCTTCTGGGAGGGCAAGCGGTTGTGATCGTTTTATATCTCTTACTAGTGCCTTTACGTCCCTTGAGTGGAGATGTTCATTTTCGGCTTTTCCCAATATTTCAATTTGTTTTTCTTGTGGTATATATGCTACTTCCTTATGTGCACTCCAGCTCAAGTTTCCCTTACGTACGGGAAATTGTACTTTTTCTGATACAGCCTTGTAGTTTGAAAGAGTACTATAATCCAACCCTGTTTCCTCAATAGCTTGTGCATACATTTCTCCCCATTTCCTTTCTCCATAATTCAACCAATCTCCTATCCACCATTGGATTGCTCCGTTTACTTTTTGTAATGTTGATCCAATTTTTTGCCATTCCTCATAGGTTATATTCTCCTCGAATACTAAGCTATTTTTGCTTATCGTACACTTCGGTAATTGTATGTGTTCAGTTATTTTCATAGTCTATAAACAACAGCCCACTGAAACCTTACGAGTAAGAGTGGGCTGATATTTAGAGATTAGGTAAGGTTTCTTCATATACTTATTATACACCTTTTTGAAATAAAGTTATGCACATTTTTGCTGTTTTTTTGTTCTCTTATTTATATGGCTTAACTATTCTTTCCGTTCTTTTGAACCTTTCAATAAGATAGTGCCCCATTCCGTTTCGCTGGCTTTCGTTTAATGCTTTTGACTCCTTGGATATAACGGATGGTATATCTAACGCTATTTCAAACGGGATACAGATATTCCTATGTGTTTCTTCGCAAACCATAATCAAATGATGAGAATAATTTGCATACGTCACATATCCTATTTTATGCTGTTTTTTGCATAATCTACATTCTCTTTCTTCTTCTGATTTTCTAAAGTCGTAAGTGTTATTCATATGTTGTTATTAAGACGCTTCTCTCCCGTACACGCACCTAATTCAATTGATGGAATTGAACTGGGCAACAGAGAGGGATTGTTTATATAGACGTATAGATAGTATAGGAGGATGACAACTCTCTCTAATTATCTCTATCAGTCTTAAAGCAGTGCTTTGGACGTTGTATAGTTTATCGTCATTGCAACTGTGACCACTAGGTGTGCGTCGGATACCACTCCGAGTGCTCTGTTCCCAAGACTTACTAGGTCGAACTTGGGCACTGTACGGCCTCAACAGGTATATAATCAGCCGAAAGCCTATAACCGTGTCATTCATTACCTTATAGGGAAAGCAATGATTCTATGCATATCTCTAACCATTTACACTAAAAAACCGCAAACCTTGCGGTGAGCGGCAATTTAGATGCGTATAGTAATTAGTTTACTAATTTGTATCTGCATGCTTACATCATACCAAGTCTATAAATAAGTGCAAGTGTGCATAACTATTGTTTTATACACTTCCGTTATTCTATGCTAGATGTATAATAGATGTATGAGTAAAAACCTTACAAAAAAAGAAGTTGTAGACAACATTCACAACTGGATTGACACGGATATAGTAAAGAGTACTTCGACATATATACACTGGCAACACGACAAAGGCTCTTTTGCTTATGGGTACTATGAAGGCTTGAAAGCCGCTGTAGCTCAGATAGAAAACCTATGAAAGGCAATAAACCCTCAAAGCATATCTCGATGAAACGGCTGTATATATTTGCAGATAGTTTTTTGCTAGAAAAATATTCGGGAAATAGACTGATAGATTTAGGCAAAACTGGAATGATAGAATTAGTAAAACAAAGCTGGGATGAAAAGAGTTTCTTAAATGAATTTTTCAGATACATATCTGAACACCGCAACGATTAAGTGTGGATAACTATTGCGAGTTATCCCCACAAATGCTATTTACACCCGTGTATATTGGCGGTACAGTATAAGCAGGGTAGATGGCAACGGCAATGTAGTTAGAGTTCTTTTAGAAGGTGTGGCGGAATAGTAGACGCAGTATAGTGGCGGTGGACAACGCAAGCTAGACGTACGGGAGTCCAACCCATGCGAGGTGACTATACGAGTATGTGGTGCGAGCCCACGATAACAAGAGCCGAAAGGCATGTACGCTCTCGTCAAATCCTCGCCACCTTCTATAAGAACTCTATACTCCTACAACCGTGAATTCTATTCTACAATCCCCGCTACGGCGGGTATGCTGTGGATGGTACTGCATTGAGGTTCGATTCCTCTTCATGGCTCATGACAACAAAAAAACGAAACACTATGAACGACACAAAAAATCTTAAAGAAGAGTTTGGTGAATACTTAAAAGACCATTGGGAAGAAAGAGAAACATTACCTGTTGCCGATTGGTGGATAGAGAAACTCCAAGAAGCACTAGCAGAAGATAGAGCGATGTTGAGGGGGGAAGCAAGGCAAACATTGAAAAAAAAGGACAGTGATATTTTTGAAAGAGTGCTCTCCTCTCTAGATAACGAAACCCTATGAACCTACTCAGCGAACAAGGCACCGCAACCCATATCGGCATTAACCGCCACACTTTACGAAGATACCGCCTCAAGGGCTTGGTTGCCACTGTGTATTCTAAGGGCGAGGGCAAGCATACCACTCATCTATACGACCCCGATACAGTACACAAGATATTAAAAGCTGTGGATAAGTGCCATTGCAATGAATGTGACACGGGTGTATAGTATAAGTAGTTAATCCTTCACATAAATAATTATGTACAAACCAAAGCAGAGAGTAGAGGAACCAGAAAGCATTACATCCCTAATAGTATGTTCGGGGCTACTTATCCTCATCATAGTAGCGATGTATACACTTACCCTTTACTACGCTAACTAATATGGAAAAACTAACCTTAAGTCAAAAACTACTAGCAATCCAATTGGAAGTTGGAGCTATCAAGAAAGACCAGACTAATCCTCACTTCAAGAATACTTATTTCGATATAAATTCACTCTTGGAAGTATTAAAGCCTGTATTGAATAAGTATAAAATTGTTCTACTGCAACCTCTAAATGGGCAAAGTATGAAAACTATCTTAATTGATGCTGAGACCGAAAACCGAATAGAAAACGAAGTAACCTTACCATCTAACCCAGACCCGCAGAAAATGGGAGCAATTATTTCCTACTTCCGCCGATACTCACTTACAAGCCTATTAGCACTGGAAGCTGAGGATACAGACGGCAACGACACAGCCCCTGTAGCCCCTGTAAGACCGTCTACGAGCAAATCTCTACCTCCTATGCCTGCTGGTATGGATATGCACGCTCAAGAGGCTACCCTGTGCAAAGTATGCAATAAGGCAATGACTTTCAAGGAAGGTCTAACAAAATTAAACGAACCGTACAAAGCTTACTTCTGTGCAGACCGCTCACACCCTCCTGTCTGGCTATGAACTTAACAACTAATAACCCTAATAACCCTATGAACACATCACTTATAGAAATCGTAGAACAAAGCGGATTAGAAAAAACTCAAGCTCAAACTATCCTAGACAAGTTTACAGAGTTCTTTGATAAGGCAAAGGTTTGGGAAGCAAAAGCACGAAAAATAGTAGTAACAGAAGAAACACAAGTAAGCGTAATGAAAGAAGCAAGAGAAGCTCGCCTTGCCCTTAAGGAGATACGAGTGGAAGCTGAAAAGGTACGGAAGGAACTCAAAGAGCGTTCAGTGCGTGAAGGAAAAGCCATAGACGGTATTGCAAATGTTATTAAAGCGTTAGTTGTGCCTATTGAGGAATACTTGGAGAAACAAGAAAAATTTGCAGAGTTCAAAGCAACAGAAAGAAAAGAGAGCGTGAACGCTGAACGTATTTCGCAATTACAGCAGTATGTGCCAGATACTAACATGTACAACCTCAAAGATATGAGTGAGGAAGGCTTCCAAGGTCTCCTTAAATCGTCCATGTTCGCTTTTAACACGCATAAGGAAGCAGAGGCTCAAGCAGAGGTTGCCCGTGTAGCTAAGGCACAGGCAGACGCTATTGAGAACGAAAGAATAAGGCAACAGAATGCCGAGCTAAGAGCGGCAGCAGACGCTAAGGAGAAAGAAACTCAAAAGGAACGTGCAGAGCAACAGCAAAAACTAGACGCAGAAAAGGCTATTGCCAAAAAAGCACAAGATGAACTTGAACAAAAACTAGACGCTATGAAGAAAAAAATCAATCTATCCCCTGAGTTTATAAAGCAACTCAAAGTATTACTAGAATTTGCAGAACGCTGGAATAAGCAAGATAAGGAAGTAGAAGTCGCGGAAGCAATCTCTTACTTGGAAAATTCACTATGAACTTAACTTTCCAAGAGGTACTAGCTGTTGTAATGCCCCCAGACCTTATCCAACAGATAGCTATTAAAAAATCAATCAGTCGGATAGTAGACTGCGACGAAAGAAACCGCATGAGCGAAGCACAAGAGATTCAACATAGATGGGTAACGCTTGAGCGATGTCTATAATTCTATTTAATGCAGAGATAGCACAAGTATCTACCCGCAAGGATAGGACGGTAAAGATAATACTAGAAAGTGCTACCGAAATAGTGGACCCAAATGAGCTTGCTTCGCTATTCTCCTTGAAAGCAAATACTGTATCAGTCGCAATTAAAGAAAGTACATTTAGCCAGGATGATATATCCGCTATCCCTGAACCAGCCGACCCAAGCGTAAGGAAAAGTGAATCAGTACGCCTTAGGGCTGTAATATGGCGGTGGTGGGAAGCTAGGGGCAAGCAAGGCGACTCTACTGCATTCTATAAGGCGAACATGGAGCAAATAATCAACCAAATTAAAGAAAAATTACCCCCTAATAACCAATAATATGCACTACATAAACAAAGAAAAACTACTCTCATTCAACCAAAAAACAAAAGACAAATATATCGCCAGGGTTAAAGCTCACCAAAAGGCTGATAGAATTATCAAAGGAACTTATTGGCAAGATAGCAAAGGGTGTGCTGTCGGTTGCACTATCGAGGGGTACGACCACACAAAATACGAAACAGAGCTTGGCATACCAAAAGGAATAGCATATTTGGAAGACACTATTTTCGAGGGGCTTCCGAATAAAGAAGCAATGAAATTTCCTCTACAGTTTTTGCAGGCGGTGCCTATTAACACAGACTTATCACACGTCATTGCAAAGTTCGTAATCTGGCAGTGGGAGGATAAAAAAAACGGCTTAAAAAATATCAAAAAAGTTCAAGAACATAAAGAAACATACGGATTTTGTGAAGAAGTTGTTTCGTTATACAAACGAACGCTTACAGAGGAAGTATCAGAAGATGAATTTTATGCTCTATACAAAAAAATGAATGCTGGGGCTTGGGCTGGGGCTTGGGCTTGGGCTACTAG